CTAGAACAACTACCGCTAAATACTCTACCCATTGAGGGATTTTTTTATCGTCATGCCAAAGTTTCATTTTTATTCCTTTCGTGAAATTAAGGATTTATTCAATCCATATAATAACTATAATGCTATAAATTCAATAAGTAAATAGAAAAATCAATTATTTTTTAATTATTTTTGGTTTTTGCCCGTTTTTTAGGCAAATTACTTATTTTGATTTAAACAATAAACGCCAAGGGCCTCAAGGGTCGCAGGGGTCAACTGGTGAGGGGGAATCTCACGAAAGGTCGGACATTGCATCCGAGATAATTTTCAGGTGTATCACTCCTAAATTCCCCCTCGTAGAACTTACAGGCCGAATAGAGCCTGAGTAATCGGGTGGTGCTTAATGTTTATGGGTCTTATTCTATCGCACACAATTGGGTCTTTCCTATCCTCATTAATGGAATAGAGGTAGTAAAACCCTCCTCCTTTTGGATTCGTTGACCCTCCTCTCATCTTCTCGCTTCTAGTGAAGTAATCTGTCTTGAGGAAGTTATAAACCGCACTATGCCTAACATGGCAATCTCGCATAATGTCCATCGCTTTGCAGGGCTGGTTCTGCCTTACATAGTTCAAGACAGCTTTTTGATTTTCACTAAGCACCATATAGCCACCGTTATTTTTGAGTAAAACTAAGCTCTAGGTTCTCGGGATATAGCTTAATTTTGACCATATCCTGCAAGTGTTCAGCCATCAAAGCAACCTCGTTAGCGGTTGGCTTAAATGTCGCTTGGAATGAGATAGCCATTAAATAACCATCAAGAGGCTCAAGAATAAATTTCTTTAGCGTGATGCCAAAATATTTTTTACCATCAATCTCAAATCCATAGTTTTTCATTTCATAGGATAGGGTGATCGGGTCTATGAATACATTTTTTACAGCCCCAATATCCGTGTAGAGCATCTTGCCAACATCCTCACACTCAAAGAATGAATACCCTTCTGATGACATTTTCACTTTGAATTTAACATCAAGCGCAAGTTCTTTTCCATCCTCTTCCTTGCCTTCCTTGCGAGTGTTCAGGTGCAGAATTTCAGCAAGACCGCTAAATTCAAATTGTGTTTTTTCTGAAACTTCGATTTCTTGTTTTGACATTTTTATTCCTTATTTAATTTGTAGGCTATGGCCTTGGGTTAATCGTGCGCCATCAACAACAACGCCATTCTTTAAATCATCCTTCAGTCTTGTTTTATTTAATTGCGGAGCAGGCATTGGTGGAATATCAAAGTATTCCATTGGGATCATGTCCTGCTGAATAATGTCAACTGCTGGAGGATTCTTTCTAACGCTCAATGAGAAGTATGGGCAATCTATCTTGCTGATCCCAGTCTTGAGCATATTGTCTAAAATATATTGACGGACCTTTTCAGCCTTGTTTTCCAATGCCTTGCGTCTATCTGCCATCTGCTTTTCTGCCTGCTTGATCGCTTCAGCACTCGCCTCTAGATTACGGGCAAACATAGCCACAGCTTTTGCCTTCTCTTCTAGATCGCCCGAGATTGCCTCTAGCGTGTCAGCAAAAGTTTGATCATCTAAATCAGCTTCCTCCATCTTGCGAATGTCAGCTAAGAAGTTATCTGCAATTGCGTACAAAGTTAAATTAGTCATTATTCAATCCCCAGTTCTTTTTTCTTGTCGTTTTTCAAAGTAATAAATTTATTGCCTGCCTCTTGATCTTGTTGCTGATAAGCAATCGCATAGGCATTTTTATAAGCCTTCTCTAGCTCTTCTTTTGTTGTTGCATCGGATATTGCAAGAGATAGATCTGCGACTTGATTCTCTGACAATGGCGTTCTAGTAAGTTTTAATTTGGCATTGGCCTCCTCATCTTGCTTTGCCTCATCAATCACAAGGCCCTCGCCTCCCTCATTGTTGAGATAGTGAATTGCACTCTCTAATCTGTCATTGCGAGGCCAGTATTTGTAAGCCCTTTTGACCACAGTCTTTTTATACATTTCAACTGGGTCAGTATTCCAAGGCGTTGTTTTGCCTGACTTGACCGCTTGGCTTCTCATCTTGATTGCGTTGATCTCATCAATGCTCATACAGTCGGTTAGGTAATCCCCGTCTTTTGTTTTGGCGGTTACATACGCCCCGACAATTTCACCTCGGTCTTTTGCGAAAGGGTTGTGCTTATGGCTTGGCTCTTTCCCTAGACCATTTAATTCAAAGGCATCTTTCTCTCGCACAACATCGGCCTGCACCCAAAGGATTGAGCCCGTTGCCGTTGCCAAATCCATGAGGCCCATATAGCTTATATCTAGGCAAATAATATTATTTCTCGGCACAAGGTAAGCCTGCTTTTTGGCTGGGTTAAGGCTGATACCAATAGCTGAAATATTCTTAATGGACCTGATCAAAGCGTCCTTGTTACCCATTGCAACCTTGAGGGCGTATTCGTTTGCCAGTAAAGCCTGAACAGCGTAGCCAGCCTCGGCATCAAAGTTCATTGATTTATCTGCTTGCACCGCTAAGAATTGATCCTTAGCCCCGTTCACAATTTGAATAATGTTTTCCATGTATTTTCCTTTTCGTGTTTTTAAAGTAAACCTTGCTCTAATTCTGATTCTGCGTGGCTAGTAGCAAAACCCTCCATGTACTCAAAAGCCATTACGCACAACTTTCTGCCAAGGGCCTCATAGTCCATATCGACATTAGGTCTTTGCAACATTTCCTGAATGATCTCTGAATCTTTTTTGCTCGCCTCGCTGATGGCCTCGGCAAAATGACTGTATTTCGCAGGGCTATATTCATCTTTCATTAGCTCGGCAACTCGCTCATCAATCATTGCTGAATCATCTTCAGGTGGCTCAAAGCCTCGTTCTTTTCTAAACATTTTCTATATCCTTTCGTGTGATAAGGTTGGCTTGTTTACCAACTTGAGAACTATTATATGACAATTTTGATAGTCATGTACAAATTTTTATTCCCAGTCCAAAATTAAGCCTTTCATTGATTTTTCAATGGATTTATAGCCATTCTTCTCAATAACAATTAGTTTTACGCTTGGGTGATAGATTCCCATTCTTTTAATTTTTGTTTTACTTCTATCATCCATCCACCCCTTAACTTCGTGATATGACTCTGAATCGTCATTTTCTAGAACCCAAAAATCGGGAAGATAGCTTACGCAACCACGCTTGTGAATTGATAGCAAGGGTTTCATACTTACCTGCGTGTCGGTCTAGGAACATAGAGATACCTAGCTTGGGTGCGTGTATCTCCAAGCCGTCAGGGTGTGTCCACTCGTAATCATCAATGGCAAGGATGCCACCTGACTTGAGAAGATCCCAGCTCAGCTCTGAATCTAATAGAGCAGAAGCACTGGTGTGGTGTGCATCAACGTAGACAAAGTCAAAGCTGTATAACCTATTGCGTTGCTTTAATAAGAACTCTTGTGTTGTGGTGCGGAAGTGACCCACGTTATCGTATGCCTTGACCTTATCAAGATAGGTAGAGTAGACATCTGAGAAGTCCATCTCTTCCTGGATAGGTTCATTAGGCGCACCCTCCCACGTATCTACATCAGTCAGGGTAGAACCTTCGCCAGTTAATACGTTCTGTAATAGCCAAAGGCTAGCATCACCTGTAAATGCACCAAGCTGTAAGTAACTCAGCTCAGGCTTATCAGTTTCGCTTAATAAAAAGTGCTCGAAGTTATACTGAGCAATCTCTTTGAACCAGTTAGGATACTTAACCGCCATTGGAGTAGAACCCTCCGCCCTTGAACTGAATAGATGGCGCATCATAGATGCGGTTCATAGTCAGGTGACACGGCACACAAGCAGGTGGCTTGGGTGTCTCGTGGATACTGCGCTCAACAGATAGCACTGCTGCACACTGTGGACACTTGTAGTCATAGATCATTCGTTCTCCTCAAATATTCCAACAAACTCACCATTGATACGATCAAGAGTATAAGTAACCCAATCACCAGTAGTATTTTTTTTACTAAAAGATGTAGGTGCGTCTATAACTTCACCATTTTTGGGTCCACCTATCAATCTAATCTTCACAACTGCACCGCCTCATCAATCGGTAAGTAGCCTACTAATTTATCAATCTTATTGTTGCGTGAGAACTCAGTAGTCGCTGGCATCCTATGCGTTAGCCACTCAGGTTCAGGTACATCCATCAGGTCAAAAGAAAAGACACCCTTCGGTGTCGAGTTGATGTAGAACGGGATAAGATCTCGCTCAGCTGCCTGCGTTATCAGCTTGCGATACTTCATCTCTTCAATCAGCAAGGTATCGTAGTGAGTGTAGCGACACTTCAACTCTATGTAGTGGCTAGCAGTAACACTGATGCAGTCAAAGGCATCATAGATACCAGGTGCCTTCTCTAAATCTGGATACAAACTAGACTTGAGATAGTCGAACAGGTCTTGTTCTTTCATTGCCACGGACTCTGTCCTCCAAGTTGTTCAATCAACTTACGCATAGCATTGTTGCATCTGCGGTCTGCGGTAGAGACAGCGCACTCCATTACCTGTGCAATCTGTTGTAGTGTAAAACTCTCGTGATGGCGAAGGCGTAGTAACTTCTGCTCATCTGCATCTAGTGATAGGTACCCACGCTTGATGTCAATGAGAGTAGCAAGTAGGTTGCCACCTTCTGCTGGACTGGACTTACCCTTCGGTTGTCCATCCTGCACCATTTGTTGTACCTGTTCTAATACTGTGCCATCTATGACTGATGCAATAACAAAGGGTAGTAACTGTCCGATACCAGCTGACTCGTAGTAGGCCTCATCTGTAGTCTGATAGCCAGACTTAGATGCCTTCTCTTTGCGTGCGTAGCGCTCTGCTACACGTCTCATCTGGTATGCAATGCGCTGCTCGTTGTGCTTGCGTCGCTCTTCATTAGGTTCATTCAACTGCTCAGTGATGTAAGCGTTGCGTGTCATAGCCCAAGCCATACACTCTTGCTTGATGTCATCACGCTCAACGTAGTTCTTATACCTGCGGTAGATCGTACCTGCTACCGAAGGAACCAAGTCGTAAACGACTGGATGTAATTCAGTCATTGTCCTGCACTTCAGGCCACACACCATCTAGTACCATCATTGCAATAGCTGAGTAGTTCAGTAAGTCTAAGAAAGAATCACGCAATGACTCGTTGCTTGGTTGTACGTTAGAGTCAAGCAGGTTATTGATGCGAGCTATCTTGTCCCACATACGTACACGCAAACCATTAAGTGGTCCACCTGGTGAGTGAGCAATGTTCTTTGGGCCGTAGTCGTGATGCTTACGCACCAGTAAGTTGCCAGCCTGATCCATAATGCGCCAGACATCTGCAATGAAGGCCTCGTCTACCTTGCCGGGGTCGGACGCACTAACAAAGTCTCGGTTTCCATATTGATCTCTAGGATCTGAAAGCCCATATGCTGCAAAATCTGTACCATCTGTGGCCATTCAGCCTTATCCAATCTGCTCACCTACTAGCAAAGCACGTGTGGCATCTGCCCCGTGTGCTAGGTAGTAGTCGTTGATGTCCATACCTGGTGGTAGTGTAACAATAACTGAGTTCATTACCTCGTTAGCAACACGCTTGGCAAACTCAGCTCCAGGGTTAGACCCATCCTCTTTGATGTCGTTGTCTCCGACAACATAGATAGTTTCATAACCATTAAATAGTTTAGGAAAGTGTGGCTTCCAAGCAGCAACACCTGGCACACCCACTGCTGGGATACCAAGCACACCGCTAGTTACAACTGCATCTAACTCACCTTCACACACCACGATATGTGGTGAGTCAATGGTGATGTCGCATACGTTATACAGGTGTGCCTTCTGCCCTGTTGGGCTACCGTACTTAGGCTTGCCATCATCTATGCGTCTGAACTTAAAGCCCACGCAACTACCACTGGCAGTGATGTATGGAATAGACAGCCAACCCTCGTGCATCTCGTGTCCATTGTGTGGCTCGGTAACTGTACCTAGTTGAAACTTAGCTGCAACTAATTCAGATATCCCACGTGCGGCTAGCACGTCTAGCACCTCTGGACTTATTGCCTGTGCGTATCGCTGCGCCGCTTCCAGCAGCAATTTCGACTGCACGTTTGAGGCCATCTATAAACTCCAAGTTCTCTAGGATGCAGACTATGTTGACTGCATTGCCACCCTTACCACAGGTCTGACAGTAGTAAAGGTTGGTATCTACGTTCATTGAGGCAGATCTGTGTGAGTCATTGTGCATCAAGCACTTGACTCTTATCTCGCCGGTGCCACCTCGTACTTCACCGCCGAAGAAACTTACGATTGGTTCTATTGGGATTGTGTTAGCTTGGACTCGGTTACTCTTGTGTGACCTGGACCAGTCTTGTGTTGACATACGCACCCCTTGAAGTCGCACTTACCGTGCCAGTGTGAGGCACGCTTGAAGTGGTTGTCTCTATTCTCAGCTCCACCTTTAAGACAGTTCTGGCAAATCATCCTCTACCTCTTCTACTACTTCTTCAACTACCTCTGGTAGTTCTTCTTCGACTGGCTGTTGCCATAGTTCTGTTGTTGTAATTTCTCCACCTGGTACTGGCATTTACTTCTTCTCCTTTAACCATTGATTTAAGTTTTGTATTACCCAAGCATCTTCGATGCTAGCGTTGCGACGCTTAACTACAACGTAGGAAAGAGGCACTTCCCCAAGACCTCTAGCCTTTGCGTAGTTAAGCGCCTCAACTTGCGCTTCTCTCCAGAACTCCGGCAGAGATAGCGTCTGCCTGTTCTTTAGTTCAAGGATATAGGTTTCTCCAGATATGATAACAACCATATCTCCCTCATCCTTTGCCCCAGCTTTTGTCAGACGTTCTGCCATAACTCCAGCACCGCGTAGCCATTTCATAACATCTGTCTCAAACTGAGAACCCTTGCGTCCGTTCTTATTTGCCATCTAGTTTTACCTGATTGACCTTGAAGACTTGGACTCCATCTTCTTCTTCGACTCTGACTATGTTTGCTTGGATAAGCAGTGATGCGAAAGCTGCAAAGTCTTTCTCTAATTTATTGATGCGGTTCTTTACATACTGCATCTCTGTATTTGATTTAGACATTGATCGCTCCCTGGTAGTTACTCATTGCATCTCTCCTTAGCATCCAGCCAAACTCATCTTGGTCACCAATCTGACACGCTGCATAGTTTACTAGAAGCGTTGCATAATTGGAGGCATCAGCTGTGTGTGGACCAAATCTATTCTTGACCGCAGCCACAGACAAGACTGCCTGTGCTGGGTCATAGCCTAGAGTTAAGATCAACGCTGGCAACTGACTGACCTTGCCGTGAATAGCACGTCTGGCAGGTGGCTTAGTCGGTGAGCCGTACTCTGATTGCTCAGAGACGTGATGCAACACCATTACACAAGCTTCAGTCTTACGTGCCATATCGTGAAGCTCCATCATAATTGCACGCAGTCCTGCCCATTCATTGTCAGTTTCTGCTGCAACATTCATCAGGTTATCAATGACGATTAGTTCCGGCGCCTGACCGTAGAGTTCTACGTAGGCTCTAATCTCCATCTCAATATCATCTAGTGATGGTGATGAGTCAAAGACCCATTTGATGTGACCAAACTTCTGAAAGTGGTGGTCGTAGTAGTGGCTATTGCTAGCCAGGTTGGCCTCAACAGTTACCTGTGAGTGACCAGATGTGTGAGCCGCAGCTCGCATCATCACGGTTGTTGTGTCAGTATCGGCTGAAAAGAATAACGTTGGAACCCCTGCTTTGATTGCATAGATCAATGCGAACATTGACTTACCAGCATTAGGTGCAGCAGCAACCATACAGACCTGTCCCCTACGGAACTTAATCTCTTTAGCTTTAAGACCTACCCATACATCAGGTAGTGGTGTTGCTTTGGTAAGCACGCCACTCCAAGCGCGGGAAAAATTAAGCAACGTCGTCCTCCTGATAGATTTTGATTCCACGCTCACGTCTGATGCGTTGACGATCTCTAATCGTCAGACCGCCCCAGATACCGTGAGCCTCGTTCTTAATACCCCATTCAGCCCAT